CGGCGGCGAGCTCCCGCCGTCCCGCCGCTGGTTCACCACCGCAGAAACGGAGGAGAACGCATGACCTACCCGTACCCGCCTTGCATCGTCGTCGGCTGCGACCGCATGGCCCGCCCCGACTCGCGCCTCTGCGCCGGGCACTACGGCACCCGTCAGCCGATGGCCCGCCCCATCGTCTACCAGCCCGAGCCCGACCCGCGGCGGGAGCTGTCGGACTTCGCGCGCGGCTTCCTCGTGGGCATCGTCGCGTTCGGCGGCCTGGCCCTCGTTGTGGGCGTCGTGACGTACCACGCCGCGCGATGATCGACCCCGAGCAGCTCCTGTCGCTGGCCGACGCCGCCGAGCTCGTCGGTCGGGCACCCGTGACCCTGCGGCAAGCGGCGATCACCGGGCGCCTCGAGGCAACCAAGGTCGGCGGTCGCTGGCTCACGACCCGCGCCGCCGTGACGGACTGGTCGAGCCGGATCGCAGCTAGCCGCGGTTGGTCGAACGCCCCGGAGTACCGGCGACGACTCGCCGCGTCCCGGGCGGGAGCACCTCCGATCTAGCCCCACCCGCTGCTAGCAGCACGACGCCGGGCCGGATGATTCCGGTCCGGCGTCCTGATTCGAGCCAGCGCACCGCCCAGGCCACGCCGTCCGGCCCGACGAGCACCGCCGCCACCAGGCCGGCGCCGGCCAGCGCCCGGAGCCAGCTCTCCTGTGCAGCCGTCAGCTCGCCCCCGTCCCGTTTGATCTCGAACGCATAGGCAGTACCGCCGGCGAGCACGATGTAGTCGGGGAAGCCGGGCTGCGATCGCCGGCTGTCGTGGGTGTGGTACCAGACGACGCCGGGCCCCATCAGGCGCAAGGCGAACTCGAACGCATCGGCCAGCTCGCGCTCGGGGACGGCGGGCAGCGATTCCGATTCCGGTTTCGCCTTCGCCTTCGGCCTCACCACCACCACCCCCAGGCGCAGACGGCGTAGCCGCCGATGAACCCGATGAGCACCAGCGTCACGATCAGCAGGCAGCCGAACGCATCCGGCCTGCCGAGCTCCTCGTCCACGTCAGCCTCCCTTCCCGATGGCCGTCAGGATGAACCAGCCTTTGCTCGCCGTGCCGTAGGCGGTCAGCACGTCGCCGGTCGTGAACGCCCAGCTCTTGCCGTCGTCGCCGAGCAGCTGCGCTCCGATCTCGCCAGGCGGGTCGTCGCCGAGCACCGCCCGCACCAGCTCGCCGGTGTCGAGCAGCGCCAGCGGGAGCTCCGCGTACGCCTTGCCGCGCGGCGTCGTGCCGGTCGTGATCTCGCCGACCAGCTTGACCCGCAGGGCCCCGGCCCAGCCCTCCTCGAGCCGTGCCGGCGCCGGCGGGTGGGTCGTGATCTCGGGCGGTCCGTCGTACCGCTCGAGCTGATCCATCGGCTCCGCCATCGGGGCGGTCGAGTCCACCAGCGGCAACTCCCCGATCGGCTGGGCCCTTGGTGATGTGGACACCGGCAGCCAGCCGTCGGGGCGGGAGACGAGCAGCTCCGTCGCACCCCACAGCTCGCGGATCGGCGGCTTGCCCTCCTGCCAGATGCGCTCCTCGACGGATGCGCCCTGCACCACCAGGCTCTCACCCTCGAGCAGCCCGGCAGCGTCGGCGGCGTAGGCCAGATCATCGAGCAGGACGATGGTGTGATTGCGGCCCTTGACCTTGACCTTGACCTCGAGCTTCGGCTTCGTGCCCTCCCAGCGGGGCGGGTGCGCCGAGCTCTTGACGATGCGGATCCCGTCGGGCGCCTCGCGGACGGTGGCCGACACGCCCTCCGGGTCGGGCGCCGGCGTCCAGGCTGCCCCCGATGGTGCCTCCTCGCCCGTGATGATCTCCGCCGGGCCGACGACGGTGGCGGACTCGGTGGCCGTGATCGTGACGTGCTGGCGCCGTCCCCGAGCGATGCCGTCGGGGTGGGCCCCGCCTCGAGCTGCGGTGCGGCGTGGAGCTCGTCGTCGGTGTACAGGCCAGCGACAGATCGAGGGAACGCTGCCCGGATGGCCCGGGCCTCGGCGACCTTCTTGAGCATGGTGCGGGGGCGCTGCGCCCATTGGGCAGCGGCGTGGGTCGCCGGCCCCTGCGTGCGCTTGCCGCCCGGTCCGTCGATCCACTCGGCTTTGACCTGGCCGTCCTCGTCCAGCCATGCCTCGCCGTAGACCGGCTGGGACCACGAGTGCCGCAGGACGCCGACCTTGCAGTAGGCGGGCTTGCCCTGCCACTCCACGATCGGGCCCGTGTATGGCTCGCCCCACACCGGCTCGGTCTGGCCGGCGTAGTCGCCGCTCGCCTCGGCCAGCTTGCGGAAGCCATCGATGCCGACCTGGACGTTGATGCGCCCGCTCTTGTCTTTGATCAGGTGGACTTCGCGGAACAGCGGGTTGAGCCCCCGGAGCTCGGCGACCCGGATGAAGAAGGTGAACTCGTCGGGCGTCACCCGGAGCCCTTGCTCGCCCAGCTGCGCCGTGATCAGCGCGTGGACGGTCTGGCGGTCCTCGTTCGACAGCACCAGCGCCCGTGTCTCGTCGGTCATCAGCCCTCCTCCGCTTTCAGGTTCCGTACCGGCGGCTCGTGCCGATGCTGGGTCAGCCCTGCCTCGTAGTGCAGGGCGGACGTGATGTAGTGGACGTTCTGCCACGGCGCGCCGTCGAGCCGTTCCGGCATGTCCGGCAGGACTTCGAGCGCCTTGCGCTCGAACTTCGTGAAGCCCAAGCCCAGCACCGGCTCGCTGTTGGGGTCGGGCACTTGGAGGTACGGGAAGCCGCACCACGGCTCCGGGCACGACAGGAGCTCGTGGAGCTTCGCGGCGTCGATCACCACGTCATGCTCCACGATGACGAACGCCCTGCCGCCCCGCCACAGCTCCGCCATGAGCCGTGCGTAGCCCTGCGGATCGGGAAGCCACACCATCATCGGCTCGAGGAAGGGCCAGTACGTCGTCGCCGTGACGAACGCCGTTTCCGCCTCCCGGTAGAGCTCGGCCTGCGGCATGACGACCCGGACGGGTCGGTTGGTCATGCGCCCCTCCGCTCGAGCTCGGCGGCGACGGCAGCCTCGACGGCCCGCTGCTGGGTGATCTTGGCGGCGGCGTCACGCGCGGCGAGCTTGCGCTCCGTCAGGGCGGCGGTGCCGGCGGCGACGACGATCATCGTGAAGCCGGCGAGCACCACCAGCCCGTGCTCCCCGTAGGGGTCGATCACCACCCCGACTAGGCCGACCGCCGTGGCGGCGGCGAACCCGATCACGATGGCGAGGATCATGCGCGGTGTAGGTCCCATGCTGTCTCCTTTCACTCCCCGGTCCAGATCAGCGAGCGCCAGATCACGAGCCGCTGCGCGTGGCCGTGCTCCCCCCTGCGCCGCGATGTCATCGTCTCCCCCGTGTTCTCGAGCAGCCCGTCACGCTGCGCCTTCCGCATCCGTGAGCCGATGCCCTTGGTGACGGGGAACTCGGGCCCCAGCGCCGTCCACACGGCGTCGGTCGTGAACATCGACGCCCGCCGTGCGACGGAGCGGATGGCGAGATCGACCTCGTATTGCTCGAGCATCGTCCAGCGGTAGTCGGCGGCGAGCTGCGAGGCTTCCATGCCCCGCTCGAACTCCTTGCTCATGTCGCCTCCGCCTGGGCGGCCTGCCGCACGGCGTCCACCCACACGTCGCCGTCGCGGATGCCCTCGGCAAGATCCTCGCCGAGCTCGTCGGTGCCGGTGAACTCCGACGCCAGCTCGAGCAGGCGGTGGGCCAGCTTCGGCTTCGTGACTGTGATGTCCAGCACCACCCGCAGGTAGCGCGGCGCCGTCTCCCCTCCTGTCGTCACTTGCTCCTCCTCCTGACGGTCAGCTTGGCCCGGAAGGGATCGCCGGGCACGAACTTCCGGTGCCGCTCGATCGCCTCTCGGACTTCATCGCCACGGTTGCGGGCGAGGAAGTTGAGCACGCTGTTGTCGGGCCGTGTCTCCACGACCGTCCGCACGCATCGCTCGATCTCCTCGCCGGTGATCAGGCCGTGCGCCTTGAGCTCCTTGAGCTCGTCCAGCAGCGCCGGCACGTCCACCTTGTACTCACCCTTGGCCGGCTCCACGGCCAGCCATCCATCCTCGAGGGGGATCTGGCGGGCCCCGTTGTCGCTGGCGTAGGAGCGAAACAGGTTCTCGATCTTCGTCCGCTTGACGTGGCACACGTCCTCGAGGCGGCGGAGATCGTTCGCCAGGTCGAGGATCTCGCTGCGCTCCTCCGGTGACATCGACGCCACCGGCGACAGCGCCTCGTCGTGGACCGACTCGGTGATCGACCAGAACAGCCGGTCGAGCAGCACGACCGCCTGCTGCGTCGGGCGCCCGGGCTCCTCCTCGTCGCCGTCGAGCGGCGGCAGCTCCTTGGTCGTCACCCCCCGGCCCCCTCCCGTGCCACCCGCTCGAGCTCCTCGGCGGTGACCCGCCGGCGCTTGCCGAGCGGCACGGTGGCGATGGCGCCGTTCTTGATCAGGCGGTCGAGCGTGCCGCGGGAGATATGCAGCACCCGCGCTGCGTCGTCGAGCGTATAGGGCGGGCGTGTGTCCAGCGGGTTGTGCGCCATGCGCTGCCTCCTTTGTGACGGGTTTCGACCAGTTTACCACTCCGATACAACCCGAAACCGCCCGGTGGGGGGAAACCGGGCGGCTTCGGGCCGAGGGGAGGAGGAGGCTAGGTTTTCCCGGTCAGCTTGGCGACGGTCGCCGGGGCGTAGACCGCGGCCCGGGTGATCAGGCCGGCGACGAACACCAGGACGACGATGATCGCGCTCTCGACATCAGGCGGGACATCGATGAACAGCCTGACGACGGCGATGATCGCTGCCGTCAGGGTGGCGATGATGACCGCCGGTTCCTTCTGCACGTTCCAGCTCCTCCTGCTACGGGTGGGTGGTCAGCCAGTCCTCCCACGCCTTGTCGAGCTCGGCTGTCGCCTTGTCGATGTCGGCCTGGTCGAACGGCGTCGTGTCGGCGGGCGCCGGCGGGGGCGTGACGGTGACGAGAGCCTTCACGATCAGGAGGTTCTCGAACGCGCCGTCGGCGACCTCGAGGAACGGACCGCCGCGGGGGACCGGACCGGGCGCCGGGTCCCAAGTGACGATGACCTCGGCTCGGGCATGAGCGCCCGAAGCGGAGTCGAACGTGATGGAGCGGACGACCTTGCCCGGCTGCTTGGGGTCGTAGCCGTTGATCGTGACGCCGGCAGCGACGCGCCATGATGCCAGGCCGCCGGCGTAGGGAGTCCGGGTGACGGTTCCGATCATGTCCACCTCTGTCGCAGCTCCGTGGCCGCCGATGCGAGTCCAATCCAGCTTCTTGCCCGGGCACGCCTTGTAGTCCGCGAAGTCGCGGTGCCCGAGCGAGCGGATCCCCGGGTAGCGGGTCCGCAGGTCGGCGTAGAGGCGTTGCAGGGACGCGGCCTGGTCGGCGTTCGGGCCGGTCAGGGCGTACCCCTCGCACTCGACGGCGATGCTGGCGTGGTTCGGGCCGAGGGTGTGGGCGATGGTGCCCCAGGCGCCCATCACGGCCTGCCGGGCGGTGGCGCCGTAGAACCCGTCCGCGTCGTCCGTGGTGCGGATGTCGCTGGACCGGATCGACGTGTGCATGTGGCTCTCGGCCAGCATCCGAACGATCCTCCCCGACCGCTCGATGACGTAGTGGACCGAGACGCCGCGGGGGTTTGCCTTGGCGAGATAGGCGACGGTGCCGCCGCCCTCGGCCATGTGAACGACGAACGCGAGGCGCGGGCCTCGAGCGAGCCCGCCGTCCACATAGCTGCGGGTGTATGCGTAGGCCATCAGGCGTCCTCGTCGTCGCGCTGGCGGTAGTCGCGCACGGCCAAGCCTAGCAGCGAGGCGATGGTCGTCAAGAGCGACACGAGCGCGTATGGCTCGACCTGGTACTCGGACGAGAGCGCGTCCATCAGGAGCAGGACGATGAGTACCGCGACCAGCGCCGCCGCGGCCCCTGTCCGGGCGGCGCGGAAGTCGTCCTGCCGTACGCGGCGGGACATCTAGTGGCGGCGTCGGTGTGTCAGCGGCAGGACGAGCGGAAACACGACCCACTCGAGCACCACGGTCACAGCAGAGCCGGTCAGCATCCCCAGGATGACGAACGCGAAGTCGTGGGCCTGCAAGCTGCGCCTCCCTTTCAGGTGTTGGTCTGGTCCGTCGGCGTCGCACCCTCGTCGGCCTGTTCTGCACCCCGTCGCTGCCACGCCGCCGCGGCGTTGCGCTCTTGGGTCAGGCGCTCGATCTCCTCGGCCTGCCGCCGGATCGTGTGCGCCTGGTCAACGATGGTCAGGACCAGCTCGTTCGTGTCGAGGGTCATCATGCGGGGCGGGCCTCCTTACCAGTCCTCTCGGCGTAGCTCCACGCCGAGCAGGTATGCGTCGCCGACCAGCGTGTCGCCGGCATCGGCGGCCTTGCGACGGATCACGAGTCGGATGATGTCCCCCGGCGAGGCAGCGATGGTCGAAGCGCCGATGTACGTCTCGAGCGGGGCGTAGGCGGTCCCCGATACCGCCAGCGTGCGCGACACGGCCAGGTCCGATGCGCCGGTCGCCGCCTCGCCATTCGAGACGACCTTGAGGAACGCCTGCCAGAACACGTTGCCTGTCGTGGCGTCGCCGCCGAACTTGATGTAGATGCGAAGCGGAGACGACGACTTGAAGCTCGAGGGCACGATGACCGGCGGGAAGGCGATCCCCTCCGTCGTCGTGTCGTCGAAGGCGACCGCCGTGAGGCGATCGTAGGTGTTGCCCGTCCCAGGCCACAGCACGGATGCCGGGCTACCCGTCTCGGCGACCCACCCGCCGACCGGGACCGGGATGACCCGCTGCATGGCCGAGTGATCGGCCGCGCCGTCATAGGTGTTGTCGTAGACCTTGATGTCGGTCAGGGTGCCCGGCTCGTAGCTGATGTCGGCGGTCGTGTGAGCTCGCAGGCGGTTGTTGCGGA